AGTCAGTCGTGCGTCGATACATTCGGACAACGACTTTTTGATGTCGAGCACCTTTTTCAGTCTTCGGTCGTGGGCGGCCTGCGTTTCTTCGTCTATTTTCGATGCGTTGGCGATCTGCGCGTCGAGTGCGTCGATTTGCCGTTGGTAGGCAACGATCTCGTTTGCGGCCACAGATTCGCGTTGCACGATTTCCTGTTCCAGCGCTGTGTAGTCTTCCGTCGGCGGCATCGTGTTTTGATATGCTTCGATCTTCGGGGCGAACGTGTCGAGTTCCTTTTTGTTCTTGCGCTTTTCGGCCGCCAGTCGCGCTTTGAAATCTGCGAGGGGTTCGCCGTTCATTTCCGCGAGCAGGTCGGCAAACTGTGCCTGTATCGCCGTGCGGTCGATGTTATCCCCGACGAGGGCTAAAAGTGCGGCGCGGCGGCCTTTCCAGTCGACGCGAGTATTGAAATACATCGGGTCGGTCAGCATTCGGAATACGTCGTCGTTTATCCATTCCGAAATGATTTTGTCGTATGCCGTTTTGGTTCCGACCTCCACGCCATTGACGGCAAATGCGCTTTCGTGTCCGACGAAACGCAGATCGGACGACCCGCGCGGCTTGCTCCAAATCTCGCGGTACGTGCGGCGCAGCGTCTGTGTGGAGCCGTCCACGTCCAATGCCACCTCGACGAAATGCTCGGCGCGGTGCATCGGTTCGCCCGTGGCGTCTATTGTCTTGATGTCGATGTCGGTACTGTTGTGCGAATCCTTGCCGAACAGTACCCACGTCAAGGCGTCGAAAATGGTTGTCTTTCCCGTACCGTTGTCGCCTATGATCGTGGCGTTACGGCCGTCGAAATCGAACGATACGTCGCGCAGTCCTTTGAAATTGCGCAGGGTAATTGATTTGATCTTGATGTTCATAGCATCGTGCGTTTTGTGATGATTGGTTATTATGCGGTTTTCCTTTGTTCTCTGATTATGACTGCGGAAAGCGTTACGAACGCGGCGAATGTTACGGCGACGGTGGCCCATGAAATCGGGTCTGCATCCATCGCTCCGCCGAGCGCGACCAGCGACAGCCACCACGGGATAGCTAAAATTTTGGTTTTCATGTCTACTTGTAGTAAAAGGTTATTTTCAAGCCGCGCCGTAGTTTGCATTCTACTTTATCCGCCTTGCTTCGAAATGCCCGGTCAAGCAGGTTGTTTGCGAGTTCGCTCCCCACCAACCCGACGAATCCCGTAAAGCCTTTGAGTTCATGGATGCCGAGGCCCGAAACCTTGATGCGAAAATTCCGGTTTACCTCCCTTGATGTGTATTTGAGTGCATGCATGTTATTTTTATCGAATTTCCTGTTTTATTGACTTTCGGGCTGTTATCGTGTATTCGTCCGTTCGGCGCGGTAAAGGCTGCGAAACAGCTTATTTTGCCTGCTCTTGTCGTCCGTATTTGCCGATGATTTCTGCGCGTTGCAGGCGTTCGGCTTCGATAAGGGCGACGAATTCCGTGCGGCTGTATTTGATCGGTGAATTCGGGGCCGTTCCGAATCGCTTGCCCTCGATCTTCCCATTCGGGGCGATATGCTTATCGACCCAGCCCCGGCCGAATTCCCGATACAGTGCGCGTTTCGTTACGAGGTCGGCGGCGGGTTGCTGGCGCTTGATGATTGCGCAAGCAACGACATCGGCAACGTGGACGAGGCAATGCTGCAATTCGTATAATTCGGGGAGCGACATATTACGAAAGGCGTTTAATTACGATGGTGGATGCCGAAGCGGTTCGGGCCTCGAATTTTGCCTTGCCGTTTCTGTTGAAACGGCTGACGGCGTTCATGTATGATGCGTAGTCGCGTCCCGTCAGCGTGAATTCGTGTTCTTCTCCGACGGGAATAGCGAGCATTGTCGCCACGTAGTCGGTGCGTTTGATGATTGTGCCTTTTTTCATTTCTGTTTGGTTTTTGGGGATTAAACCCGCGCCCCCGTAAAGGGCGCGGGAATGATTGAACTGTGAAACTATTCCTTGAAAGCGGAAACCGGACGCACGGCGCCCGTGTTATACTTGTTGTAGTTGCTCACGTTGCCCGTGTAGCCGTAGTAGAGGAACGCGTTGAGGGAACTGTACTCCGGGTCGGGGTCGGCTTCGCTCGTCCAGCCGATAGTCGTTATAGGTTTGCCACCGATCTTCTTGAGGGCTTCGTCGAGGCCACGGAACCGGGCGTCGTACATTTCGATTGCTTCATGCCGGGTCGGGCAGCGGAAGCCCTTGCGGTATTCGGCGGCAGCTTTCTGTGCGCCCTCGAAATTGAATCCGCCCGGTAGGTCTCCTTTGGCGATTTCGAGCATTCCGAAATCGGTTACCAGTACGACGGCCTGTGCTGCGGTCGGGTCTTCGCGCTTCACCCATTCGTCGACGGGGATAAGGTTGCGGTGTTCGTCGGGAATGTAAATTCCATTTTCGATGTTGTTTTTCATAGTGCGTTGTGCGTTAGTTGTTTAATAATATGTAAAATAGCTATGCCGAAAGGCCGTTGGATAACCGACAGAATGGTCGAAAAATCGTCGACGTCAGCCGATGTGAAATTCAATACCTGTTCGCCGCGGTCAGTAAGTCGAAATGCCGTTCCTTTGTTCGATGATTTACTCGTTATCAGCCCCGCGGCGCATAGGTGGCCGATAAGAGTGCGCATTTTGCCATGGCTTATTCCGAGGAGTTCGGCAAGTCCGAGCACGCTGCCCGTGCAGACGTTAGGACTATTGGGGCTGAAGGCCTTGTTTCTATCTTTTTTATTCATCGTGCGTTGTGCGATTGGTTTGATTTGGGCGCGCGGCGGGATTCGAACCCGCATCCGGCTCTCGTTGTTGTTTTCTGGACGTCCGCCACTCTACCAGTTGAGATACACGCGCCGCCGGGCTTTATTGAATATTGTTCTTGATGTATTCGGCGTCTTCTTCGAAGAGCGGAAGCCCCATTGCGATAGTTATTAAAACAACTCCTTTTTCACCGATAAGACGGATAGCAGCCTTGCGGAAATCTGTGTCATTATAGGCGTGAGCCTTGCCAATTAAGAATTCCGCCGTTTCGCGCTCAATCTTTCGGCAACGTTGATATTTTTCCATGAGTGCAATGGATTGGTTGTAAAACTCCGCTACCAGCGCACTATCGTTGTGTTTTTTATAGTCCTTGCAGAAAACGTCCTTATCCATGTTTCCTGCGGCGATATACATTGCCTCGACCTCTCTGTATTGTTCTTCGTCGAGCGTGTAACCTGTCCGATCGTTAAATTCCTGGCGTGTCATAATGTTTTGTATTAAGTTTATTTTGTTATATTTGTGTGTTCTCTGTGTGTTATCGTTGTGAACCACGATGCAAATATAAACTAAAATAGTTTATAATAAAAGGAAATAATAAACTATTTTAGTGTTTGTGTTGTAATGTGTTGATTTATAGAGGGTAAGAAAGCACGTCGGAAGACGTGCTATGTTAAAAATTAGTAATATGGAGTATGATGCAAAGACTGTTGACGCATTAAAAGAGTTAATGCGTATAATGCAGGAGCATTGCGTTGTATCGGAGGCCGACATGTTGAGAATTGCGCGCAATGATCGGGCGTATGCGTTACAACTGATAGCAGAGTGCCGAAAAATGGGTGTGGCTGCACCACGCAGTAAAATCTCAGACGAATTGGAATTATATCCGTCGGATAACATAAATACTTTATTGGCGCAAGATGTATTCGGGAGTGAATATAAACGTCAGCAAGAGAACAGAGCGCGGCAAGAACTTGACGATGAGATAAAACACCGTCAAAACAAAGAATTGAAACGCAATAGTGTTATATCGTGGATCGCGTTGTGTATTTCGATTTTATCGCTTATCGTTACCTTTTGGGTGGCGTGGCACGATTGATAGACCATCGTCACCGAAAACAAGGTCATTTTCGCGCATTATACGGTTTATCTGCTCGATGCGTAGCTGCCCCTCGAAACTGTATCTTGCATGGGACATCTCTCGGAATCTGCAATAATAATATACGGCAAGCGATATACATATAACGGAAACAATAGAGAAAAATAGGGCAATATAGACAGCCATAGTGAAAAGAATTAAATGTTTTACAAATATAATAAACTGTTTTGGTTTATGACAATCAACGAAAAAATAAGTAAGATACGAGATGCCTTTTGTAATGGAGATAACGGTGTATTCGCTACCCGATTAGGGGTATCAACTCAATATGCAAGTAATATATGTAAGAATGGTAAAAATGTTGGCGAAAAACAAAAACAGCATATTTTAGATGTATTCCCTGATGTTAGCAGGTCGTGGCTGCTCGCAGGCGAAGGCACGATGCTTAAATCTGAATCTATCTCGGAAAAAGACGCCGATTTTCGCCTTGTGCCAATGTACAATCTCGACGCCCGCGGCGGATTTGGGGGCAATGAAGAAGTGGATGTTGCGGAATATATTGTCGATTATATTCCGTTCAAAGATGCGAAACAGGGCGATATTTGCGTCCCTATCATCGGGAACTCGATGGCTCCGACCTATTGTGCTGGGGCAATCGTCCTTTTGCACAGAGTGGAACAATGGGCTGACTTTCTCGAATTGGGGCAGGTCTATATGATTGTCTTAAAAGACGGGCGACGTTTGATCAAAGAATTGCGAGCCAGTCAGGAGGATCGCAAATCAAAGTATTTGTGTGTGTCGCATAATCCGACATTTGATCCTGTGGAACTCCCGAAAGATATGATAAGTCGGGTGTTTCTTGTACGGGCTGTGTATGCTAAAACTGCGATGTAATTGTGAGTAAAGGGATGCGAGGCTTTATAAAAGAAGATAGCGACCAACAATTATTCGGATGGGAAAAAATTGGAGACTCTTATGAATTTCGAGTTTTATGTGATTCGATGTATGGACGCATATACTATATTGATAGATTCTATATATCAGATTGCTTTTTCTTTGGAGATAATAAGCCTATATATAGAGATAATATAAAGAAATACGGTCATAATAAATTCCCTGTACAATTAGGTGGATATTGTTGTGATTTGCATCTAAAATCGAATACGGAAGATGCAGAGGGGTTTGGTCGTTATTGTGATGTGAGCGTTTCATCTCCTGCAAAGGGAGTGATATATGCTCCTATTGATATTAAGTTTGTTATATCTGGAGGGTGGGTTTCGCTTAATAAAGGAGATGTTTTACTCCGATTAGATGCGACCATTGGGGCGTATGATTCGTTTATATTAGGGAAGGAAAAAGAGGAAATAGCCGCAAAAATAAAGGAGAAATACCGCCGTCGTGAACTTGAAAAACTGGTGCGTCAAGAGTTGATAGATAGTGGTGAATTATTTGGCGATAAGCCGAAACGCCCGCCAATCCCACGGGAGATCGTTGATGCTGTATATAGGCGTGACGGGGGACGGTGCGTGTATTGTGGTGCGACTGAAAATCTACAACTTGATCATATTATCCCGTTTTCGAAAGGTGGTGCAACTTCGTTAGAAAATTTGCAGTTGCTATGTCAGAAATGCAACTTGGAGAAATCAAATAAAATAGGCTAACATGGGAAAATTATTGAGTTTGGCAGCTTTAGTTATGGTTGTTATGGCTTCCTGTTCAAAGTCGGTTGGTATTGTCGTGAAAGATCATACGGGGCTGCCCTACATAGGTGCCCAGGTTACTATTTTGACTGATAATATTCCCGAGATCGAAAGGGATGTTGTAATTGACAGACAAAAGCGAGACCAACAAGATTTCGAGGAACGCTTGGTGGTCGTTGGTGCATCTATTGAAGAGGCCAAAAAGAAAACTAAAGAGCAGTACGATGCCTACCATGAAGAGTGCCCGGATTTATCCCCTTATGGATATGTAACTGATGAAATGTGGTCGGAATCCGCCAAGTCGTTCAATGATAAGTGGATGGATATTAACATGTCGGAAGTAATTTCCGGAGAGACTGACGGCATGGGTACTTGGAATGTGAAATTGAAAGAGGGCAACTACTATGTATATATTCAAGGTTCATCGAGGGAACAGAGGTTTTACGGCCCGCTTTCAGTCAATGATAGCAGAATCAAAGTTTTTACATTGGAATAAGGATGCAAACAGTTGCGGATAGATTTTTCGAGGCGTTCGATGCCTTGCTTGCGATGAGCGAAACGAAGATACAGACGTTTTGC